ACCGGCGGGCGGTGTCATGCGCGGCATAGCGGCCTGTTGCGCCACGCGCTGCATCATTGGCGACATGCGAGCTGTCGGCTGTGCTATCGTTGGTGGCTGTGGGCGCTGCAACGCCATACGCGGGGTAATCCCGGCAGGCGTCTGATACTGTCGCATCATGTTGGCAACGGGGCGTGTCTGACGCCCCTGCGTCATCATTAGAAATCTTTGTGCCGGTGTCATCTGCGCCATACTAAGCCCCCAACAATCCCGCTAAGCCGCCGCCGATAGCACCTAAGCCGGGCGCGCCAAACATACCGCCAAGCTGTGCGCCACCAAGTGCGCCTGACAGCGCCGAGCCGATTGGCTGGCGATACACCGGCTGAGACTTCTCGCCGCCAACCGTGCCGCCTTGGATAATCGACATGTAATTCGCCAACGCGTTAAGCGGGCTTTCCTGCTCAAACTGGAAGCGCGCCATATCCGCCTCAAGCTCTGCCTGAGACTGACCCTCGCGCGCCGCGCCGACTTCGGCCAGCTTCTGCAAGTCGCGGAACCCAAACTCATACGCGGCCGGTGCCTGAGCGATTGCGTCCTGTTGCGCCTGATACGCCATTGGCGCCAAAGCCGAAGCAACCGCACCCTGCTGCGCGCCCGAGCCGTAGCGACCAGCGCCGGCAAACTGAGCCGCAACCTGATCGACCACAGGCTTAAACGCCGCAGATTGCAGCGGGTTCGTACCCATCAAATTTTGCATTACAGCGGCTTGCGTCATTGGAATAAACGGCGAGCCAGAGGTAGCCATCTGACGCTGACCGGCTAGCGCCATTTCGCTCTCGGGCGAGTAACCCACAACCGTCTGGCCGGGGTAATACTGAGGCGGGCCGCCCTCGTACATTTCTTTGGCCTGCGACATGCCGTATTCAAGAAATGGCTGTGCGTATGCCGGTGGGCCGCTACTCTGGGTGATTGTGCGTGTTGATCCGCCGCCTTTAGACATCGTGTAAATCCTTTGCCAAAATAACCGCCGTAGCGGTGTAATCTTTGAGGTGCCGTTGCCAGCCTTTCCTGCCTATAATTTCCATCGCGTCACATCCGAGTGACTTAGCCCAAACCGATATGGACTTCTCCGCCTCAGTCAGCTCGCTCAAGTCGCCGCCCGCAAGCCAGATGCGGCATATAGACCGCTGTGGGTAGTCCACTATTTCTGTGATAATAGCAGACTTCTCTAGCGGATGTAACTGTGCCTTGCCGGTAGCCACAGCGTGGTGGACGTCTTCCATAGTGTGCGTTTCGCCAGCATATTTCAGCGCGTCGCTAATCCACTTGCGGCACCGTTCCCAGTGTCCGCCGAGCCGGTCGCTATCCGATAATAAGATAGGCGACGTCGACGTCATGTCCGTGATTTTTGTGTTCAATTATCATCGTCCCGTTGGTGCTAGTGCTTTTAACAAAAGGCAAACTGTGTTCTAGCGTTTCATTGTATCCAGTAAAAAATACAATACTCTCTATCCCATACCGCAGATCGTTAACAGTAGTTGTTGTTGTGCCGTTTGTTAAAGTAGCGTAGCCGACACTGTTTAGGCCACCCCCAACCGTCCTGTTTACAACTTCTGCCACCTCTCTCGTCGTGGCGGTGACTGGGTTCAATGTTCTAAAATTTGTTTTTCTTTGCGCGACCGTCATCGTCTGCCTACCTGCCTAGCCTCGACGTCAATGCCGTGCGCGAATGACCAGTTACCGGAGAGCAGCATCTTGACGCGCTGGTATCTGTCCTGCGCCCTAAACGGCACAAAGCCAGCCGCATTTGTCGTGCCGCCCGCTTGAAACGCGACCGCGTCTGTGGGCGTGCCGCGCAATCCCACAAACAGCTCGACCGACCCATCCTCGTGGTACGGGTAAACGCGCGTGACGATGCTGTGTTTGCCCATACTGAGTGCTGCCTCGCCGGTCGTGATTGTGGCCTGCAACGGGTCGCCGGTAAACGTAAACAACTTGTCACCAACCGCGCCGCCGAAGAAAAACTCGCCGCCTCTAAATAACTGGCTGTCGAGTACCGTGGTCAGCCCATCGAGCGTAGCCGACAGGTTGTCGAGATCCTCGACCGTGTAACCAGCGCTGAAGAATGGCGCGATAAAGTCCGCCTCGACGTTGCCGATTGACCAGCGGTTTAGTGCGTAGTTAAAAATCAACAGCCGGTCAGGGCGGCCAGTCGTGCTGGCGGTGCTGGCGTATGACCAGACGGCTATTTGATTTAACGGGTCAACCGCCGCAGTCATATTATTCTTGTATGTGGCGTTAAAATCTTTTGCAAAAAACTTATCAATTTTTTCATTTCCAATCGGCGTCGAGCGCTGGCCGTCGAACATGTGGAAGCCGTTGTCGGAATAATAAAACACGTTTGAGCCGTAGTTACACACTGAGCCGGGTATGCTACAGCCGCGCTGGCTCTCGACCTTGTCAAACTGAAAGATAAGCGGCGGGCCAGTGTATGTGGCGCGGAATATAGCCTTTTCACAAAGGATCGTGCAGTATTCGCCGCCGACCATCCCGGTGATAGCGCCAGCGTCTGGCAGCTCCTGAAAATCGCTCTGATCGGTGCCGGTAGTCCAACCGTCGATGTCGTTAAAACCTGACCATCTGACCTTATACGGCACCCGGCCCGACCCCTCGTCGATATTACCCACCCACACAAAGTCTCTCACCACGGCAATAAAGTCAGCCCTTGGTGGAGAGCCGGCCAGATTAGAAAACGCGGTGTCGGTGCCTAGTTGCCACTTTTGCAGCTCCTCGCCTGTCCCGCCAGACGCAATGACATACTCACCGAATTGTACGAACCGCCACTTCTCGGCGCCAACGAGGTCATAGGCCGGCGACCCAGCCTTGCTGACATCGTCCAGATTGTTTGTCGAGGCGTTGAATGAGTATAGCTTGCTGTCGTCTCCAGCAAATAGCTTGACGTTGCCGCTGTTGTCTTTGGCCGCATACACGCCTCTTATTGTCCCGCTGGCTGCGTTACTAAAACTGATAAATTGGTTTAGCGGCCGATAGCCGTTATATGCCGGTATCACGTTTTCTGCCGTGACGACGCCTGCGTTCATAAAGTCCGGCTGGTCAGGCAGCCACTCGCCAAAAGTAATCATTGCGATAACCAGTTCCCAGTTGCGCCTGATGCGGCAGGTGTCCAAATTCCGGCAGCGCCAGCAGCGGCGTCCACCCATCCCGGCGTGGTTGGCGTAACCGCCGACCACTCCTCGCCCAGTATAGTCATTGTCACGTCGCCAGTCACTGCCACCTGCTCGGCGCCCGTAGCAGCAAACTCAGCCACAACACCTGTCGCTTGCGTCACTGCAATCTCAGCCGTGCCAGCGCCAAGCGTCACAAAGTTTGAGTTTGACGTCGCGCTGACGGTGATTGCGGCGGTGGCCGCCATAGGCCGCACGCGGTTGAGATCAGACGTCGCGGTGCCGACAGCGTTTACCAGTGCCTCAAACGGCCTGACCCGCGCAAACGCGCTAGAAGCCGTGTTGACGGCCGTTACGCTTGCTGCGACTGTTCTTATACGTTCGACAGCTCCAGAGGCCGCCACAGAGACGTCTACGGCGGCGGCTACGCCTTTTAGCTTTACTGATGCCGATGTTGCAGCCAATGACGCAGTCGCTGTGCCACCCGTCACCTTTACCTCAAGCGCGAGCGCGTCGAGCGTGCCATAGTTCCAACTATCGAGCGCGCCCCAGCCGTCCATATGATCGAGCGCAACCGCAGTCCACGAGACCTTGTCGCCACCCGTGTCAACGGTAAACGACAGGGCGTCTAGCGTGCCGGTTAGCCTATCAAGTGGTGCGGTGGTCGACATTGGCTACCCCTAAGCGGCGGTAATGTCCATATCACCGATTGCGATCTTTAGGATGTCACCCGCTTCGATTACTTTACTTGCAGTGAGAGACCCGTGGATCAGCAAGTTGCCAGAAGACACCGCGTCGAATAAACCGAAGTGCGAGACCGTACCCCACGATCCAGTAGCAGCGTTAAACTCAACCGCCGCGTCGTTTGATGCAACACCAGATGCTGCCGCGCCAAAGCTGATAGCCTCGCGGACGTAGTTATTGCCCGTCAGCTCGGTGCCGCTGTTGTCGTCGTTAAACGACCCAGTCGACAGGCCGACGTAAACAGTTGATGGCATCGTGTAGGCGCCGGTGCCTAAGATGTGGTCAAGGACCTCCAGCTCTAAATAATCACTCATAGCCGACATTGTTAATTCTCCACTGCTGAATTTTGGCGTTGATATACACTGCTGATAAAGAGCGAGCCGGTGCCATAGTGCGAGCGTTGCTCATCAACTTTGATTTCTTCAAGCGCAAGGTTGAACCGTTGCAGGTACTGCGACGCACGCGTCTCATCTAGCAGGTAAGCATACGCCTCGGCCAGTGCGCCGTAAAGGTAGGCGTCGGGCGACCGGCTAAGGATGTTGTTTGTCTGGTTTGCGGCTGACAGCGCCTCGATCGTGCCGATGTAGACAATCTCAACCGTGTAGGTTGTGTCCGGTATCGGGCGCAGCTTGATCTCGTCGCCGATGATGCTGTAGCCCAGCGGCTTGCCCGCACCGCCCGACGAAAACTTGGTGTCGAGAGCAGACGGGCTGTAGTAGGACAGCACGGTCAGCGGCGTGGTGTTTAGCTTCACCTCACGCACCTCACGCAAGTCAACCGGCAGGGCGAGGTATTCGTTGCCCGCAACAGTCGACGCGGTGACGCGCTTTTCCTGACTGCGCGTCTCAAGCTCGCGGCTCATGCGCGCCTCAGCCATTGTGATGAAATCCGGTATCTGCGCCGTTAAGTCGTCACGCGCCAGAAAATTGGCTATGGCGAGCTGTAGGTTTGTGTATGTGTCGACTGCCATTATACGGTTCCGCCGCCTGTTCTAAAGTCACGGTTTTGGTTGTCGTTTAGCCACGCCTTCCAACCCTTCGGGTTTTCCTGCGGTGTGCCAAGCGTCTCAATCAGGTGATTATACACGACGTTTGGGATTTCCGCTACATGCTGCATGTGGCGCTGCGTGTTGCCGATCATGTTGCCCTTTTGGTAGTCGTTATTCATCTGCCGGTTTAATTTTACCAAGCCCTCAAAACTTTGCTTTTGCTCAAGGTATGTCGAGCCGTCGTTGTTTTGATGCAGATAAATCTCTTTGCCGGTTAGCGGGTCTTTTTGTACTACGCGCTTCATATTCCACCTATGAAAATTGGAAGAGAGGGGGCAGTCGCCCGCCCCCTCAAAAGGAAAAAATCCTTTATTATGAACCACTTAGGTCAAAAATTCCTGCGTGGGCTTTGGGCGCGGTCGGCTTGAGCGCCCACTCAACCACAATGTGGCTGGTTGTGGCGTCGCCGTCTTTTGCCAAGTCTTCCTCAAGGAAGTTACGGCCGTTCAGTGTGCAGATTGACACAAAGTCTGGGTCAACCAAGAACACCCGGTCGTTGCCCATCAGGCG